ATTTGCCACACTTCTTTGAGTGACAAAATATTCATTTTTGTTAATTGTTAGCGTCCCAGGTAGGGTGTCTGAAGCCGAGTAAGTAGCGATCACGTAAGCAGCTAAATAGGTATTTGTCGGGGAGAATGACAACACATAGGAGACCGGATCATACCCATCACAATTACAGTCAGGCACAATTACAGTCACGCCTTGACCTGTTGTTAAACTAATGGCTGTTGGTGGGGAATACAGGTTAAATCCTTGGCGGTTCCGCATCTGCCAATATAGAGATCCTGCTACCGAACCCGTTAGGCTTCCCGAAATTACCGAGACAACCGGAGCAGGAATTTGAGAGGGAATACCAGCATAAGTTAGCATATTTTAACCTTGTACTCATTCAACCTTGTACTCATTTAACCTTGTACTCATTTAACCTTGTACTCATTTAACCTTGTACAACTTGCCATTTTCCATTGTGTTTAAAGGCGATCGCATTACCAGTAACCACCCCTTTAGCTACAAAACTTTTACCCATCCCAGAGAATACAGATCCACTACTCCCTAGGGGGTAAGCCTTGCCAATTAACACTGACTTGTTAAGACCATTTAATCTACTTAAAGTCTGAGATGCGATTTGATTTACCGTCGCCATGCTACTGATTCCCTTAATGTTCTGGTTTGGTTTGTTGCTGTTACTGTTTTCCCTCTATATCTGCCCGTAATGGAACTTCCTGAAACATTCCAAGTTGGTTGTCCATCAGATAATATTTTAAGTAATTTAGCTGCTAATTCTCTTTCTTTTGGGGATGACATTCTTAATTTCTCCGACCGGGGACAGTTGAGGGCAAAACCCCTCCTAAAGTAATTATAGTGGCATTATTGTCTACTTTTGGATCTTCTCCTTGGTTGTTATCTGAACCTTCGTTAGATGGAATGGGATCTTCTCTTGTCTCAACACGAATAGAGCGACTGTCCCACAATCCCAGTGTCAACTTTGTTCCATCCGTTTTGCAGATTGGATCTAGTCCATAGGCATTTTGGCTTCCGTCATATTCCAGTGTGTAGGAAGCCGATAAGACTCTAAATCTCCCCCGAAATCTATCCCCACTGAAAGTGCAAAAATCTCCCCCTTCAATGTTCGGGAAGTGCCAGCTAACTGTCCGGGTTTCTTGGGTACTTTGAAGGGTGTTAATTGTAAGTTGAGTTTTGGCAGCTTTTTCTGCTTGACTAAGTGTAGAGGCAGCCCCAAAACTTAGACTTTCTCCCCCTTCTGATGCCCACTTAGGGATTGAATCAGAATAGACAAAGTATCGTTTTACGGTGCTCTTTGTTATTGTAAGTGTTGTTGTGGCTTTTGGTTGTTGTTGCTCCCATGTTGTTTTCCTGTATTGAGCTTCTGGTGGCCTCCCTTGAATCTCTCGATATCGAATATTCTCAACCCCATCAACAAACCCTGCTCCCGATGCGGTTAATTCCACTATCTTCTCGGTTGAATATTCGTCGTTCTTTTTAGTCCAAATTGATTGATAATAGCTTTCTTCTCCCGTTACCAAAGCGGGGAGGGGATCTTCTTCGGTTGAGTCAGGGTGAGCCATTGTTGCAATCGAAGACGCTTGCCTAGATTCTGTCCACGCCAGCATTGGCTCTACAAAATCCATGTCGGCAGTAATTAAGCCCACTTTCAACCTTTGATTAGAACCCTCTACTGGGGGTGTAACTTTTGAGAACATCATTCGCTGCATCTGCTCGTCCATTTCATCCCAAAAAACCCACTCAATGCTGTAGGGAACTGCATCCTGTTCATAGTCTGAGCGCATTGATTTTAGATAAAAGTTGGTTACATCTTGCCTGTTTATTTTTTGAAATTTAACTACTTTCCACCAAGGATCTATTATATTCCCATTATCATCTACATCCATCTGACTTGTATCGGTGTCTCCTCCTATTTCTTCTTGTTGAAATCGGCTTAATTTCCATCCAGACGTGACAATACTTGTTAAATATTTAGCCTTTGAAGCCTTAAACTTAATCCCATCAAACCCCACACTTTCTACATAATCTTCATAATCTGGATGCACAACTAATTCATACTTTATTTCTTGTGTGTTTTGAGGTTTAGCAAGTGTGTAAATCGGTGGTTTCACCGCCTGATAGTAATAACGAGTTTCCTGAAATTCGATTAGTTTCCAGAAGTTTGCTGGATTTAAAATCATCAATCCATCGGGCGTTTCCACAAAATCTTTTAAGTAATAAGCAAACCCCCATGTTTCAACAACCTCTCTGTCTATTTGTCCGTCAATTGAGTAGGTTGTCCTCCTAACTTTCTTGGGGCCAGATTGGTCTAAGTTGCTATCTAAACTCCTTAGAATGGATGTTCCTTTTGGTGGGTTTGTTACGTCTTGGTCATATTCGTATTCAGTTTTAAGTTCGGGTTCTTTTTCCTTGAATTCGGGGGGTGCATTCGGGTCAACTTGCTCTTTGTTGCTTTCCCTTGGAGTCCAGGTTAACGCGGCTCCATTGTAATAGGGTGCAACTCCTAGCTGGTTAGAACCGTCCGCTAGTTGTTCTTCCCAACTAAAACTATAAGAGGAGCCGGAATTGATGTTTTTTAACGCAACAAACTGCCCATAATGGACGTAACAGCCATCTACTAAGGCATATTCCTCCAATACATCATCCAGAGACATCACGGAGTCTTCACCAACTTCATCGAGGAAGATGTCAAACCCGCCAGACAGATTGACACCTGCTTTGGATGCCAACCGACTCGCTGATAATGTCCCTGTAGCCATATTAACCAAAGGCTTAATTTTCACCGACCGTGAACAATAAACCTTCCACCATCCTTCTAGGTTAATTGAAACGGTATAAACATTTATTTTTTTGGTTCCTTTATATAAATATCCAGTTCTTTCATAGCTATAGCCTCCATCGGGAGCGACCCTAAATGGAATCCCGTCTATACTGATTCTTGTACTCCTAGAAGGTTCATAAACCTGTTCGTAACTGCTAATATCCTCTTCTAAAATCCCTTCATAGGTAATTGAGGCACTGGGATGATCTTGGAAGCTCTTTGTAACAGTTAATGATCCCAGTTTTATCGGAACTGGAAGGCTAGGAGGGTTTTTGACAATGTTATTTTTAAACAATCGACGGGAAACAATAGGCATAATATTAAGTGATTAATTTCAAAGATTGAATGGCCTCATCCCAGAAAAACTGACCAGGAGCAAATTCCCCCTGCGGTTCAACAAACCGTCTACCTCTCCATTCTACATAGTCGATAAACCCTAAGTCCTCCCCAATATCAAAGACGTTGAGTTGACCAATTAACTTCTGGGGTGCGGTATATTGCCCTGTCATCTCTAAAGTTTCCCCTCCTCTAATCCGGCAGCAGGAATCAGAGCAATCGATCACAATTCGCTCTCCTACTTGTCCAAAACTAAGAGGGACACCTCTATTTAAAACTTGAGATACAATCATTCCCAAGGGAACAGATACTATCAACTCACATATTACCCTGGGGATAGGCGCGTTAAATTGTACGGTTAAATTAATACTATCGGGGACGGTATTGGTCGCAAAATAGACGGTGGTATTCTCTAAATAGAATCTTTGCCCAGTCAATCTATCTGGGTTAGTAGTTTGAATGAAATTGTTTATCCCGACTCGCAAGACGGCTAAAAAAGGCAGGTCTATTTTATAGAGGGTAAAGATGGCATCAGGGGTTGTTAGCTCTATTGGGGAAGGGTTAACGCCAGGATATTTATGAAATGTTTTAGTTTGAAACAAAGGAGCTAATACCTGACTTCCTTGTGCAGACAAAATAGGAGCCGATAGATTGAATGGACTCAGGATTGTTTCAGGTAGGTTAGAATTAGAGAGGGTGAACATAAAATTAAAGACTAATAACAATATTATTGCATGAATTATCGCCAAGAATTAAAACAGACCATAGAATTGTTTGTCCCTCAAGTTGAGCAAGCATTTCTTAAAGCATTCTATTTAAAAGACCTCGACTTTGGGCGGGACTTAATGGTAGGGGAACGGACGGGTGCGATAGATTGGTACACATCCGATCTAGGATCTCTCACGGGGAACGTGATGATTTCGATGGGTTGTAGCTCCCGTTTAAATGCGGAGATCGAAAAGGCAACCGAGGCTATCTATGCCAGACACGGGATATTCTCCATTAACGAGGAGGTTGTTAGAGCGCTAGAGCTTTCAACTGCAAAGGTACAGCTAAAAGGGGAGGTTAACGCTACAACGGTGCAACAGACTTCTTCTCGGCTTTGGGTAGCAATCTCCACGTTTCAAATTGACTGTTTTATTGGGTTATGAACCTATTTTTTCATCCAATCGGCTAATCCTTCTCGGTAAGTTTTGGCGAACGCATAGCATACCGCATCGGCTAGGTTAGGCGATCGCCCGATAATGCTTTTAATATCATCTTTTTTGGTAATCATGATTGTTTTCCCGCTTTCCCACCACCGGAAGGCACAGAGTTCTTCTTTTAATTGATCGTCGGGAGGTAAGGAGATCGGGATTTGATTCTTGGGATCTAATAAGTCTCGCAGATTCCAATACCAATAAGTCCGCATATTGGCAAAGGTTAAGAGCCCACTTTTGTCTTTTAAATACTCGCCGTTCCCATCCTTCGCGGCTTCACTTCCTTTCAAGGGAATAACGTGCATTTTCATCCCCCGACAGGTATCGTGAACCGCAGCACCCACCCCAATCACGTCAATTTGTACCTTTACTCCAGTGTTTGCTATGCAGGAGGCAATCTGCTGTGCGACAATATTGCTGTCTGGGGTCTGGCTTCCATCAAATTCCCTGAGTTTATCTAGCCAGTTATCCCATCGTAAGGCCAATACTGTCTTATCTATCCCACCCCGTGCCACATCCACGCCAATATGGGACATTTTTAAGACTTGAGGATAGTCAACCCATCGCTGCATTGCCAAAGTGACCCAATCCCCAGGAATAACTTGATAGGGGTCTGACTCTGGCTCGATAGCCATATCACCATAGAGAAGTTGCGATCGCAAAGGTTCAGGGAGAGATTGTAGTACCCCTCTATACCCTGAATCTCTCAGGAAGGGATTATCGTCTAGTGTCGCGCGAATAAATGTGCGGGAACGAGGTTCTAAGTCTTCATCTCCGATTCTGATCTTCTTGGGTTTGGGATAATAGAGTTTTCCTTCAACCTTTACAGGATCAAGAGAAGAAACCTCGTGGATTTCCTTGCCAATCGTGAGATAAAAACTATCAACATCTACTTCTTGGTCTTTCCCGTTCACCCCCACAAACCAACGTAACTCACCTGGTTCGGCAAGGTGTCTCCCTGTTTGAGATTCGTATTTTGGATCAAGCCAGGGAGCAAGATACCCGATAATCCATCGCCCACTTACCTGGCTAGGTGGGTTAAAAGTAAAAATTACCCTACATTTCTGATGGGGATCTGGACTTCTGCACCAACCCGTTAAAAAGAGGAATTGCTCAAGGGAGAACTCTGTCACCTCGTCTATTGCCTTGAGATCATGCTCAATCCCTCGCCAATTTTCAATATCACTTTCATGCTGTGCCGCGCCAAACTTTAGAGTTCTCCCTCCTGGTATCTTCCTCCATAGCTTTTCGTTACTGTTGTAAGTAGCGCCACTACCCCGCAACAGTAGTCGTGATTTTTCGATAATATCCAGCAATCGAGGATACTCTCGTCGGAAAACAATTGATTTCCGGTGTTGTGTCACCGCCATAATCTGAATAATTGCGGTTTTCCCCCCACCTGCACTCCCTCCAAACCCGATAATGTCAGCAGGAGAAGACAGAGCCATTTTTTGCGGTTCACTCTTGGGTTCCCAGGGGTTCCAGTTTGCGATACTTTGCCCCACAAATCCTAACTTATCCAAGATCGAAGGATAGCCACTATGTTGTCTTTGTTTTGTCACCCATCCTCCCTGTGTAACCAATTGTGATTTTAATTTTTATACGTCCCTTTGGAGATGGTCTGGTTTCACGATATATAACAATTCTTTCCATTTTAAAACTCCGTACCTAAAACTCCATAGGAACAGTTACCCCTAAATTAATTAACCAGTTATACAACCTAGACCTATCCTTAACAAAATCATCCTCCAGTGGTTCGTTTTCCAAGTTTTCATCCCCACCCGTTGTTTCCCCTTTTGCTAACTCCTCCGCCTGTTTTAGTCTATCATTTGCTTGTTTACACAGCTTTGCCAGATCGTCTAAAGAGTAATGATTCTCAAGTCCTCCCACTTTAAATATTAAGATAGCATCCGCGATAATATCAAGTGCTAAATCTCCCGTTGTAATGGGTTCCTGGGGAAGTACCTTGGGGTCTGTTCCCTCTTCGGGATATTTATAACCTAATAATTGTTCTAGTAAACTTAAACCTGGGATTAGCTGCCCACGATAGGTGATTGGCTCCGTTGCTATAAAAAAATGATGGCGTGATTCTTGAGTTAATTGGTCAGGATCAAATTCAAAAAAATGGGCTATTTTTAAATAATGATAACGAAACCGAGGGAAAAGGTAATCATCCATTTCCTCTGGGTAAATGTGAAGCCCTGCAATGGACTTTCGTAAGTCTAAAAGATATGCAGATAGTTTCCTAGACTCTCTAATAGGCACAGGGAAAACCAAGACGAAATCCCCAGTCTGATAATTTAATCGGAAGTGTAACATTAAAGCCACTCCTCCCGACTACCTTGCCAATTAACTAACTTGATTCTATTGCCAAACAATGGCTCGAATTCACATTGTTTTAACTCCAAATATCGCCATCTTCGATCTAAGGATTCCCCTTCTTTGAAGACAAGATGAGCATCTAACTTTTCTATGGGTTCCTGTAGCTCTTGTGTCGCTTCATGGTAAATCACCTGCGTTCTAATTTTTACAGTTTGCCCAGAAAGATTAGGAGAAGCATAGATTTTCCCACCTTCTTCAACCACGATTTGAGATTGACCCGTAATCCTGTCCACTAATTCTACTGTTAGAGGCGATTTATTATCGGCGTTTGGGAAGTAATAAGCGATCGCCTCGCTATCTGGCTTAGGGATTTTAATATCGTATTTTGAAGCATTACCAGAGAGGGATAATTGCCCACTATTCCCCGATAGCCTCGCCTCTAAGAGCGTAAAGTCTGGAAATTCGGGAGTAATTGCCCATCGTTTTTTTCTGCACAATGCCGCAACTAATGGATGACCAGCTAATTTTAATTCGATTTTTTCTTCGTCAACCTTGATGGAAGAAGGTAGCACCAAATCAGGAGGGGTGTACAACTCGCCTCCCGATTCTTTTACCCAAGCTCGGCAAACTTTACCCATTAACAGAAGCGGAGATCGCCTCCATGCTTGTGGGGTGATTTGCGCTGGCTTCGGCGCCTGTTCGTGCAATAGCAGGAGGATTCGCACCATCATAAAAAACGACTTGTGAAACCACGGCAATATTCCGCCCACCAACAGGGAGAATGAAGTACGTTTTTATCTCTCCTATTTTTCGCATTTTTGCGGTTCCCGAAGCTGCTGTAGTTTGAGCCACGACAATATTTCCGGGTGTGGTAGACCCACTTACATCGTAAGTAATTGTTACCCCAGGTAAGTCAGAGGTAAGGGTTAAAACGTTGGCCGATGCCGTTCCCGAAACCAAAGCAGATGCGGAAGGAACCCCATTAATCTCCTCTAAAAGTCTTGCTGCAATTACGGTGGCAGTATCTCCCGATTGTTGAACATAGGAGACAATAGCGTCGTTTGTCCCATCACTGATGCCTATCAAGTAATCATTTCCCGTACTCCCGGCTGTGATGGTGATGGTATTCACTTGAGATACCGCACCACCAAAATCTGCCCAGGCTTCTAACACATCTTTTACTACTCCCCCTTCGGTAATTTGTTTCCGCACCTTTTTGAAGGGGATTGTCACTACCAGGTCGGGTTGGGAAGCAGGATAGCTGATTGAGCCAATTGAAGAAGTCATGTTTTGAGATTAAATATAAATTAACAATATTATAATTATGCCTTAAAATTGAAGATAATTCTGCAAGAAAAAATACCAATAACTTTAATATAAAATGACCGCCCAATCATCCGAGACAACAAAAAAAGAAACCACCACAGAGATTGCGAACCGTTATCGGGAAGACTCTCGCGTCATGATGCAAGCGTTGGCGGAGAGTGCCGACGCAAATTCGATGCGAAATCCTCTCCCTGTAACGGGAAGAATCCAACCTTTCTCCCAGCAACAGGTCGAGAATTGCTTGGCGGACGCGATCTTAAAGCGGATAGCGTGGAGCCTTCCATCTTCGTCAACCCAAAAGATGTGGCAGTTATCCTTGGGGGATGATTTCTCTAGTAAGGTGGGTTCTAAATTAGTCCGCGATTACTATGCTTATCACGAAAGACTAAAAACTAGATCACAATTTAGAAAAGCCTTACAGTTCTCTCGTTCTCACGGCGGGACAGTTATTATTCTCAAGATTAATGACGGGAGACATTATTCCGAACCCGTTAACGAAGGCAAGATTAAATCAATTTCTGGGTTAATTGTTCGTCACCGATGGCAAGTTGCTCCTTCGGTGAGAACGGCTGCGAGTATATTTGACCTTGATGATATTGAACATTATGAAATCCTAACAATTGACCAACAAATAAAACAAAAATTACTGTTTAACGAAACAAACTCTAAGCAAGATGATCGCCTTATTCATCGGTCTCGAATCCTTCGGTTTAATGGGGCATTAATGCCTGATGATTGGATGATTTCTTACAATAATGGATGGGGGTTGAGTGTCTTTGACGAGGTTTGGAAGTATTACAAAAACTATACAAATGGACTCAATGCAGTAGGTGAATTGATTAAAACCCAATCGGTTTTACAGCATTCTTTTGAAGGGCTACGGGAACTGATGATGGCATCTGATGAAGAAAGTATTGCAGCTATTAAGCAAACCATGAAATCAATTCGATTAATGTTTGATTTATATGGCATGGTTCTCCATGACTCCCGTGAACAATTCAACTGGAACGCCCGTCCCCTCGCCGGGATGGATTCACTTGTGCAAGTACAAAAGGATGGGGTCACGGGGGCCTCTGGAATGCCTCACACGATAGTTTGGGGGGAAAGCCCTGGTGGGTTGGGGCGTGATGGCAAGGAAACCCAAATAAACTACGCTAACTCGGTAGCAGAGTACCAGGGAGAGAATTTAGATCCTAGTGCGGCTATTCTTGATCGCTATATCTTCTTGGCCAAAGACGGCCCCACAAAAGGCAAAATCCCCGACGACTATCAAAGGCAGTATCCCTCAATTTTGAGAATGACCATTGAGGATCTTCGCTCTGGACGCTTATCTGATATTCAAGCCTTAGCTTCAGGGATTCAAGCCGGATTTATTACGCCCAACGAAGCTCGGACAGTACCTTCTAACTCCGATTGGTGGCCAGAATTTAACATTGATCAAAAAGCATGGGAAGAAGCCAGGAAGAAAGCAGAAGAACAAGCAAACTCCCTCGGTGGTTTTGATATGGGGGCGTTAGGAGGAGAGGAAGCTGCCCCACCCACCGAAGAACCTGCTCCTGTTGAAGAAGAACCTATAACTCAAATGGACAGTGCTGCTTACACCCCAATAAAACGGGTTCTTAATTGGCACGGGCTATCTATTGGGGTCACTCACGACAAAGGGGATCTTCGCTATAACAAAACAATGAAGGCAGGGTATGGGCATATTAGACGCAGCTACGGACACGCGGAGGACGCGAAAGCAATCGACGTTTACATCAAAAACCCGAACTCACCAAGTCTCTGGAAGGTTCGGCAACTTAACACAGCAACAGGGGAGATTGACGAAACAAAGTATTTTTTGGGTTTTGATTCCCCAAAAGAAGTGCGCGATTGCTATTACTACCATGCCGGATTAGATCGTTTTGGGGGAGTAGAGAAGTGCGATCCTACGGAGTTAAACCAATATCGCCAAGATGTAGAAGACTCAGAGGAAGTTGACGAAGTTTATCAAGGAAAGATATTAACAGATATAGCAAATAGAATCAATGTCCAAGCTCAATTAGATTAGTTTAAAATTAATTAGTTTCTGAATACAAATTAGCCAACCTATTTTATTTTACTAGGGTTGACTAAGTTGTCTAAACCGTCACAAGAAATCTTTGTCAGTTCCAGATTTACGGGCTACGTAAATCTATGTATGGGTCAAGGTAACTCGGTAACAATTGGCACTTGGATGACACTACCAAAACTAATCGTTGTCCCGTGTTTTTAGATAGATTTAGCGATCGCCGCTTATCAAGATTTGCGACTTAGTAGCTATCTTCTCAACATAGAATCCACTCGGAAGGATAACTCGGCAATTTGATCAATTTGTCGAGGGGTCAATTTTACGGCTTTCTCCGCCTCTAATGCTTCGTTGCATACTTCTATCATCTTCTCTACAAACTCACGCTGCCACGGGCTTAGTTTTGCCCTCTCAATTGATTCTAGTTGGTTGAGTACCTCCTGGGTTTTCTCAACTCCCTGTGGACGAGGTATCCACCGCACAAATTGGTCACAATCCAAGCAGACCAGTTTCTTGTAATAAGGGGGTTTGGTTTTCTGCTCTTCCAGGTTTAGAGATCCACAATGCGGACACGGTGGATTTGATGAGATTAGAGACGGGGGCATGATTTTATTTTTGATTGTGGGACACCCCGGAAAGATTCTTTCTCTCTGGGTTTTCATTATAGCAAAATCCTGCCCACCCCTCCCTCAAAAAAAATCCGCCATTATATCTACTGGAGGAGAGTGTTCTTCTTTAAAGGCTACACACTCATTTTAGTGACCCTGTATATTTGTCTTTCCAAAATATAACCTTAACCTGTGATCACACTGAATTTGATCACACTGAATTTTGATCACAGTGTTTGTATTAATCTTCTATTATGTTTTGGTGTGACAGCGATTATCTCGTTGTTTGTATCATAGCTTGATACCATTTTAAGAATTCCTTTACAATGGCTAGATAAAGCCCCCCATAAAGATTACAGCAATTTTTTGAATGTTTTACTAAATAACCAAGTAGCTATATGGTTATAACGCTATGTAGTTACTGAGTTGTATTGGGGTATGGGTATATAGCAACTGTTGTGTCCGATCACACTGAATTTTTAAGGGCAAAAAAATCTCACATCACCAAACAATTTATTTTGATATGACCTGTCACACCAAAAAAAAATAGAGTCAACCTTGAGGGAGAAGTGAGATCGGGCGAAGGTAGCTCAGGGTAAATTTGGACAGATTTTGAATAAAGATCAGGTAGTCGGGAATGGTAAAACCAGACTATTTGCATCTCCCTTTTTGAGAATCCCTGGAATATTTCTTTAAAACCCCGTCCTTTTATATGGATGACTCAGTATCCAATGTAGAACGATACAATAGCCTCACAATGGCTTGATGTGTAAGGATTTGGCATAAGGATACCCAGGCCCACTGAAACGGGCTGCCTCCCTTCTATTCACTAAGAAATCAATGAAATAAAAAAGGTGTGATTTTCTTGTATAGAAATTATTTTACAAAGTCCCGTTGATCTATAAGAATCCAACCTTAAAATTATAGTGATAACTTCTGATCAGAAGGGTTTTATCATGCCAATTCCTGTTAGTTTTTTCAAGATTACAAGAGCCGGGAAGGATTACGCCTTCAAGCCTGAAGACATCTCGTTTGGGGACGACGAAACTCTTGAGGTTAAATTAAATCAAGGGGGAGATATAGCGGTTATCCCTCTTGTAAAGAAATCCGTGACGCTAACAATTCAGGGTGCTGTTGACGATGATCTTGATACGTTTGAATCCGAAAGAACCCAAAACGTCCAAAAATTAATCGACAATCAGCCAGTCGGTGCGAACATGGCTTTTGCAAACTATATTATTTATAGTGCTTACTTGCGAAAAGTGACACCCACTGCCCCAATTACCGTGTCAGGGAAAACCTTGTTTGACACGATTGAGCTAGAGTTTGCTTCCCGCGTTTACATTTGATTTTATACTATCTAAGTCAATCAAGGCTTAGGTAGTAACCCCTAAGATTTATGTATAAAAGATGACATCTGTACTTTATGGACAAAATTAAGATTCGATGCTCCGCCAACAGAAATCCAGGTGAAGTTAGCGATCGCCCAAGCACATTTTGATATTGGTAGAAGTAAACTTAATTAAGCAAAAACAAAGTATAATAGACTTATTAGCATTAAAAAGGAAAATCAATCATGAAAGCCAAAAAAACTGCTGTTGAAGGACAAAAGAAAATTAAAACCGTTCCTCCTGCTGTTGTATCCGAAGATGAGGATGCTTTAGGGGAAGGGGAGACATTGCAGGAATTTGATAAAAGAATGGCTAAGAAATATCCAAAAAAAAGCTATGACGATTTGACAGAAGAGGAAAAACGAGAACGTGCCAAACGTTTTGTAGCTCAAGGGCCGGAAGACTGGTAAACCCCGACCTGCACCCGTACAGAAAGACTCGGTAAATCTATTCTCAAAAACAATGGTCACTACCTTAAACCGTCAAAATCCCCCTAGCTTTGATGCTGCCCCAACAGAAGTGCAGATGAAACTTGGTATTTCTCAAGTCTTGTCGATGCCATTTGCCTACAACTCTCCGGTTATCGTTCTGGATTTTGAAGTAGGCAACAAAAACATCATCAAAGGACGGTTTAAGGACGCCATTAGATCCCGTGTTTTTGAATTTGAGATTGGGGATTCCATTACCTTCAAACCGTTTACCTGGAAACGAACGGACAGCCTCGACGTTGACCCCGTGGCGTGGGAAGACTACTCAAAGGGGTATTGCTACCGATTCGATGTAGCTAAGACCGTTAGGAAGGAAAAACCTAAGTGTGGCAATACTTCCTACAACTGTGGCAAAGCCTGTATTGGGTTGAATAAGAATTGCAAATCAGATTTACCGGATAAACCCTCCCAAGAAAAAGTCGATAAACTCAGAGCCGCAGCAGGGAAATTTAAAGCCGTTCAGGATGACCCAACCAAGAAGCAAGAAGATAATAAATTAACGCCGAAACCACCGGAGCCGCTTGTTTCAGAAGTCAAGAAGGAAGCAACTGGATCAGATAGAGCCAAAAGACCGAATGGCTATTTAGTACCCATAGCGGGTGATTCCGTTTATTCCGTCACGGGATCACTTATTGGATCGAAAAAATGGAAAGCCAAAGTTCTCAAGGTTAATCCCGACGGGAACACGATGGTTATAGAGAAAGGTTGGGAAAAGACAAAAGCAGGTAAGCCCAGTAAGATGACTGTCCCGACTGGTGCATGGACAGTTGAAGATGATCCTCAAAAACAAAAGGATATAGATAAGAACTTAGCTGAAAAGAAAGCAGAAGAAATTAAAGCTGAAAAACTGTCAAAACAGTCGGTTGATTCCGTTGATAGTGCCATTAAATCTGCTGTAGACTCTGGAACCGAAAGAGTGATCACCAAAGATGATCTCAAAAAAGGTGATACTTTCTATCTATACCTAAAAATGGACAGGACTGGTGATCATATTAAACAAAAATATGAATATACCAGGGATGCTTTTGCAAAAGAGATCCTTCCTGACGGGAGCAAAGAATCGGAAACTTATGTTCTTTCTCCCGATGTTAAGATAACGGTTCCCGTAGTTAGTCCCAGTGATTCTGATTCGACAACTAAACCTATCCCGTTAACAACTAAAGCACCCAAGACTCCAAAGGCTAAGGTCGCCAAAACTCCAAAGCAGAAGGCGATAAAAGTCGAGGATAATTCTCCCCCTAGACCCAAGCTAAAATCCAAGGATAACTCAGTAAATGAATTGTATGACAATTGGCTAGAATCCGAGTCTAAAAAATTAGAGGGAAGAAACGGAACATATAAAATCGAAACAAAAACTGGAAGCGAAACAGTTGATGGTCAAATCTATGGAAACCTTGGTGTAAACAGAGATAGCAAGAGTCCCACGGCAAAATATAATGTCACTCATGTTAAAAGTGGCATGGCTTTAGGGAGTTTCGATGACGAGAGTCAGGCTAAAAAAGCAATTGTTGATTTAGGCAAATCGGATGTTGATTGGAGCTTGGACAGAGATGGGCTAAAAGCCATGCCAAATGCTCAAGGCAAAATGAAGAAGGTTAAAACGATAATAGACACAGTTATCGAGTCGGATAAGAGGGTTAAATCCGTTGAAGCAGTAAAACAAAAGTCAGTAAAAGTTCAAGGGGAGCGATCGCAAGAACAAGAATCGCCTTTAGTCCCGAAAGAGGAAATAGTTAAAGATACTCCTAAACGAATTGGAGATGGAACTCATAGAGATGCTCCTACGAATGCACAGGAGTATTATGATATGGCGACTAAAGCCGGAATTGAGATAACGGAAGACGAGGCCAAGGCGACACATGAAGCAATCAGGCGATGGACTCAAGATTCCGACCCAGTTAGAAATTCACAAAAAGAAAATAAACCTAACGAAGACGCAAATTTAATTTCTAAATACATTGCAAATACAACTCCATATAATGACGAGAGATTTGAAGGTATCAAAGGGGAAATACATAGAGGCATAAACTTTGCTTCAGAGAAAGAAGCAATGAACTGGTTAAAGGGTGATAAAGATGGAATACTGGATAATCAAGGGGCTCATGCTTCGTGGACTTCCAGGGAGGACTATGCCGAGGACTATGCGAAGAGGAGGGGATTCGGTAGAGAAGGGCAGCCTGTCATGATCAAAACCATAAACAAAACAGGAGTGTCAATTAAAAAGATGGGGCCTACTGAGTATATTTTGCAGAACGAGGTTATTGTACCAAAAGAGGCAAAACACAAAGTTAAGAACATTACGAAAAAAGATGGCATATTCTATGTAGAAACCGAAGAAGTAACTAATTCAGATATAGACAAAAAGATAGCACCAGCCACAGTTCAGGACTTTACCGCACCCAGAACACTAGGCAATGGAACCCATGAAGGTACTCCTAAAAACGCCCAGGAGTATTCGGATATGATGGCTAAAAAGGGGCAGAAAATTGGTATTCAAGACGCTGAGGGTGTTATTGAATCGGTAAAAGAGTGGTCTGAGAATGCTTACGAAATCAGAGAAGATCAGAAAAATGGCAGAAGCAGCAAAGATGCTGATAACCTTGATTTATTTATAAAGCAATCCACTCCATTCCCAGGAGAAATATCTAGGGGATTGAAGTTTGATTCTGAAGAAGAACTTAATAAGTTTGTGAAAGGCGAAGATGGAATTCTGGGGAACCAAAACGCCCACGCTTCTTGGACTTCTAATTATGAGAAAGCCAAGGATTTTGCTGGCATGAACCTATCTTCTGTCAAGAAAACCTATCCTGTTATCGTTAAAGCACCGAATAAATCGGGTGTGTCTATTAGAAATTTAAGTACATTTGGACAGGGAGAGGACGAGGTTGTCGTATCAAAAAATACGAGACATAAAATTAAAAGTGTAAGAAAAGAAGGTGATCTTACTATAATAGAAACCGAAGAAATTTAATCAAGGACAAATTTATCCTCTGTTTTGTCCAAAGCAAAAATGATATAATTTAATAATAATTGCCTCTCGCGGTGTTTACGCACTACGAGAGGCTTGTAAACCAACACTTTCAAGGAGATGGTTCACTATGTCAGACATTATACGATCAATCCGTGCCGAAATGGTATTAGGCAACAGAAGTATTGATTGCTATTTGTTCCCAGATGGGGAGAAACGGATCGGAATTGGTTTAGTGTGCGTGATATAATTAATTGAGTTTAGGCTGATTTTTTATCAGAAAAGCTAAACTTTCTAAAAGGCTAGAATGCCTACTGTGTAAGGGTTTCTACAGTTCGCACAAAAGCAGAAAAACAGGACTCTAAAAGGCTAGAATGCCTACTGTGTAAGGGTTTCTACAGTTCGCACAACCAAAAGAAAGACAATCAAGAAACCCGCAGAATAATATCCTTCGCGGTGCTATCAACACCCAAGGATCTGTAAACCTCCATCTATTAAACAAAAGGTTCACCATGTCAGACATTATACGATCAGTCCGTGCTGAATTAACTCTAGGGAATAGAACTATTGACTGTTATCTGTTCCCGAATGGAGAGAAACGGATCGGAATTGTTGGGGCCGGAATTGCAATCGGTCGGGGGAAAGATTTCTTGGGGCGTTTATTAAAAAGTGAATCAGAAGTTCTTAAGTCTTTGCTAGGGCTTGGTTTTTCTGGTACGACTCAGGACTCTGAAATAAAGAAAGCTAGAGGGACAACCCGAAGCAAGACCATCTCATCCAGAGACTTTACGAAGTTAATCACATGGGATGCGGTAGTTAACAATAATCAAGATTCCATTATTTTGTTGGCTGCGTTTGCCGAGACGGGGTTGGATGACATATTGGAAAAAGTCTTCACACGGCAATCGTTGGACTTTCTGTTAGAAAAAATAGTCCACTATAGCAAATGGACTATGGAAGACTTACAAGAAGCCCTCGATGCAAACAACGATGATTGGAGAGTAATCAGAGAACAAGAGCAGTTTTTATTAGAGGGCTAAACATCAAATTTGTTTAACAGGTTAGTATGGGATATATGCTACTCTTAACCCCATGCTAACTCTAAAATTCGTTGCTAACGGCTCCAAAGATTGGTAAACTAAGAAGATTAGCAAATTAAATTAATTCATATTATGATTACAACTCCCGTCATCAAAGCAAACCAATCTAACGCGGCTCCCACCGAAGTTCAGATGAAGTTAGCGATCGCGCAAGTCCTATCACTTCCATTTGCCTACAACTCCCCCGTAATTGTCCTAGATTTTGAGGTAGGTAACGGGAATGTGATCAAGGGTAGATTTAAGGATGCTTCCCGACTCCGTATATTTGAATTTGAGATTGATGACTCCATAAATTTTAAGCCATTTACCTGGAAAAGAATAGACAGCGCGGATATCGATCCAGTGGTGTGGGAAGAATTTTCTAAAGGGTACACCTATCGGTATGACGCAGTTAAAACCAAGAGGAAGGAAAAACCTAAGTGTGGCAATACCTCCTATAACTGCGGGAAGGCTTGTATTAGCTTAAATAAGAACTGCAAGTCAGACCCCCCTGATAAACCTTCCCAGGAAAAGCTGGACAAAGTTAAAGCTATGGCGGGAGGGTTTAAGGAGGCTCAGGATGATCCGGCTAAGAGACAGGAGAATAACAAGCTGACACCGAAACCAGCAGGAAAGTGGGATGATGCTGCTTCTCGGTTGGGGGCGGATCAAGTCTTGTCTTCAGGAATAGCAGAAGCAGACCCCAGTAAAATCCAGGTTGACCCCAAAAGATTTCAATACAAGATCATTGGCGAACAAACCAAGTCGGGAGAAGTCGGGAGTTTGTCGGGAGTTAAAACGTGGGATTCTAACCTGGGTGGCATCCTTCAAGTTTGGCAAGATCCCAAAGATGGCGGTGTTTATGTCGTGAACGGTCACAACCGACTTGCATTAGCTAAAAAACTAAATGCTGAATCTGTCACTGTAAAATTAATTGATGCTAAATCTCCAGAAGAAGCCCGTGCTATTGGTGCGTTAACAAATATCGCAGAAGGTCGAGGCAATGCTCAGGATGCAGCTAAATTCTTTAGAGATTCTGGTTTAACAAAACAAGACCTAGAGAAAAAAGGCGTACCCATGAGGGAGAAAATAGCTGAGGACGGGCTGGCTTTAGCTAGTCTAAGTGACTCTCTATTTAATAGAGTGGTACAGGGTCAAATCCCCGAACAAAGGGCTGTTGTAATTGGTTCTAAAATTAAAGATCACCGCCAACAACAAGACTTACTAGAGTTAGTGGAAAAAGAAGAGAAAAAAGGCAAAAAGATCACTAATGACACCATAGAGGAATTGTCTGATATGGTAACAAATGCCCCAACAGTAACCGAATCTCAGGGTGGCTTATTTGATTTGTTGGGATTTTCCCCTGAATCTCGCTCTTTGGCTATTGAAAAAGCCCAGATTCAATCTGCTATAAAAAGACAGTTGCAAAGGGAAAAGCGTTTATTCTCAACTGTTGGGAAGTCAAAAGCTGCCTCAGATTTAGCCAAAGCAGGAAATAAAATCAACGTAGAGGAGTCAAGTGAAATTGCTGATATTGCAGAAAAAGCACTAGGGGCATTTGATCAAGAAAAAATGCTAACAGGAAAAGTTTCGACACTTTTGAATCAAGCAGCAGAAAAATTAGCCAATAATCAAAAAGGTTCTGCTAAAATAATAAAAGAAGTATATGAACAGGTACTAGATGAACTACAAAAAACTTACCGATTTGGAAAAAAACCGAGTTCTTGATGAGGTTGTAGCGTATAATCGTCTACTTGAAGACAAGAATCGGTTAGCTACCCAAAAGACAGAAAACAGTCAAAAGTCAAAACAATATTAAAAGAGGGTTTTGAGGGTGCAGAGGGTAACTGAAACGGTAAGATGGAGGAGGTGTTAAAGCCTTCCTTTTTTATATTAAAATTAGGATATATTTTACTTTTAACCCTATGCTATCCCTAAAATTCGTTGCTAACCAAGTCCAAAATTACCTCAATAAATTAATCAGAAAGTTTCAGAACCTCACACCTGAACTGCATAAAGTCGGGCAGTTTATGGTGGCATCAACCGATGAGAACTTCCAAAAGGAACAGAGTCCTTATGGGGAGAAATGGGAACACCTAGCCCCATCAACCCTTAAATACAAGGCTAGTCGGGGTTTTATTATGCAAATACTACAACGCCAAGGATTGTTGCGATCTTCTATTCGATATCGGATTGAAAAAGGAAGGGTTGAGGTAGGGACTCCATTGCCCTATGGCTCCTATTTACAAAAAGGCACTAAGAAAATGCCTAAACGTCAATTTTTAGGAGTAAGCCAACGGAATCGTCAGGAGATTATTGCTATTCTAAAGGGATCTCTTCGTTAATCTCGACAAGATTATCAACAA